TTAATGACTCCGAGAAGTGGTACACAGACGCCATGAAACGTGCAGTACTAAGTAACCTTGCGAAGGAAAACTCACAAGATAAGAAAAAGAAATAATGATGGGCAAGAAAGAGGAAGGTCTTAACGAGGAGGATTTTGGAGTCAGTCCTCTTCGTGAGGCCGCGCTACAGATGCACGAGATGTATAGTGAACTTGTTCGTGCTGGTTTTACTCGACGTCAGTCTGTGACTATAGTTGCCCATATTCTTGCTACAGGAGTTCATGAAGGAATGGACGAGTATGGTCACATTGACGATGATGATGATAAAGGCGATATTGACTAATGAAACTAGATAGACCTAACTGGGATAGCGTGTGGATGGATATAGCTGATGTTATATCCGCGCGTTCTCGCTGTTCTCGTGCGCAGATTGGCGCTGTTGTTGTGTCTGCAAATCAACGAATCGCGTCTACCGGATACAACGGCCCTGCAGCAACACTTGATGTTGAAGGCGATTGTATAGACTGGTGTCCACGTGCTCAGGGCCTTGTTCCACTAGATAATATGTATGATACTTGCCCATCAATTCATGCAGAGGCAAACGCACTGTTGTACGTTGACCGTTCACGCATTGAAGGCGGAACAATCTACATCACTGATGTCGCATGTCTACCATGCGCTAAATTAGTTTCTAACTCTGGTGTCGCTAGAGTTGTTATGCGTGTTAGCAGCAAGGCTGCTCATCGTAAACCAGAGGCAACTATTGAATATCTTAAAAATTGTAATCTTGACGTAATGATACTAGAGGACTAAATGACTGATGCTAATACAGGACTTGGTGATGTAAAACTTCACCTTGTTGACTCTGTGCAAAAGGCAGACGAGTTTATTCGTTGGCTTGGTGAACGTCGCCCACATAACGCAATAGCAGTTGATACTGAAACAGGTGAAATTCCTCCGCATGGTATCCGTGACCACGCTTTATCACCTTGGCACGGGCAACTACGTTTAGTTCAAGTTGGTGACGGGCAACAAGGTTGGGCAATTCCTTGGAAGGAATGGTCTGGTGTTTTTTACGAGGCGATGAGTAAGTTTGATGGACCACTAGTGTGCCACAACATCGCATTTGAGGCTCGCTGGTTTGCAGTTCAATCTCATTGGGAAATTCCTTGGGAACGTGCCCACGACACAATGATTATGGCTCACATAATTGATCCTTTAGGTTCGGGTGCGCTAAAACGTCTTTCTTCACTTTACGTTGATGGTCGCGCAGCGGCAATGCAGGACACTCTTGATACTGAACTTGCAAAGAACGGATGGACGTGGGGAACTGTTCCTATAAACTTCCAACCATTTTGGGCTTACGGTGCACTTGACACAGTTCTTACAATGCGTCTGTGGGAAATGTTTTGGGACAAGTGTGGTCCAGGTAAACCTTATAATCGTGCATATGAACTTGAAATGGCAGCGCGTAAGATTGTTACGCGCATGGAGATCAACGGGGCTCGTATTGACTTAGACTACTCTAGGAAGAAGTTTGACGAACTTACTGCATACGCAGATTCTGTTAAGACCTGGGCGTCACAAACCTATAACAACGTGTCAATCACAAGTAACATACAACTTGTTCGTTTGTTTGAGTCACTTGGCGCTGATATTACCTCATATACTCCTTCAGGACAAAAGTCAGCAGATAAGGATCAACTTGCACTTCTTGCTATTGAAGGAAATGACGAGGTAAAGAAACTTGCTGAGATCGTTCTAAAGCAACGTAAGGCAGATAAACTTGCCAATACTTACTTTGCAAACTTTATAAATGACAACGTTAATGGTTTTGTGCATCCATCTGTAAAAACACTTGGCGCCCGCACAAGCCGTATGTCTATACAAAACCCAGCGCTACAAACATTGCCAAAGGGCGATGACACTGTTCGTACCGCGTTTATCCCGAAGGACGAGGATCATGTCATCATTACCTCAGACCTTGACCAGGTCGAATTTAGAATGTTTGCCTCGTTATCAAAGGACCCTAATCTCATCACGCTCTTTAACCGTGCAGATGCGACAGGGTCAGATCCGTTCACTGAAATTGGTCGTGAAATCTACAATGATCCAACAATGCAACGGTCAGATAAGCGTCGTAACCTTATCAAGGGAACTGTGTATGGACGTCTTTACGGAGCAGGCGTCGCTAAGCAAGCTTTAACAGCAGGTGTTGCTGAACCTCAAATGCGTCAGGTATCAGATGCGTTTGATACTCGTTTTCCAGGTATGGCACTTTTTCAACGTCAAATTGAAGATGCAGGTATGCGTCGCCTAAAAGCAGAAGGACAAGGATACGTCTACACATGGACAGGGCGTCGTCTTCCTTGTGATGAAGATCGCGCTTACACTCTCGTAAACTACCTAATTCAAGGTGGAGCTGCCGAGGTGTTTAAGGCTAATCTTATTAAACTTGACCAGGCAGATCTAACTGAGCTTCTTATTGTGCCAGTACACGATGAAATTGTTCTTAACGCACCACGTAAGGACGCCCAAGAAATTATGAAGGTTGTGCAGGAATGTATGACAACTCGTGAAGGTTGGGACGTTCCTTTAACATCTGGAATTGACGGACCTTTAGAAAACTGGGGAGAAAAATACCGATGAAGATTCTAGCGGTAGACCCAGGTAAAGCCACTGGAATAGCTCTATTTGCCCTTGAGAAGGGTAGTGAGCCAGTACTTATGTGGTCTGGTGAATATCAACAGGAAGAGTACGCAGCTCCAATACGAGACACTTTGCAGTTGTATCCAGATGCAGATGTTGTTTGTGAAAGATTCACGATTAACGCGCAAACTGTTCGCAATTCACAGGCTCCGTTTTCGCTAGAACAAATCGGTATTCTTAAGCAATGTCTACTTGATGTAGGGCGCAAGGCAGATGACATTTACTTTCAGTCTCCTTCCGACGCTAAAGGAATGTTTGATAATCCAAAACTAAAGAAGCTTGAGTATTGGCACAAGGGAGGAGAAGGCCACGCCCTTGATGCTATCCGTCATGGCCTTCTCCGCTGTATTAAACTTGGATGGAAGCCAGTGCGCCTGTTACAATAGTTCTAGATACTAAGCAAAAAAGTTGTTTGCTTTTGTAAAAATCCTGATAGTATGTACTACGTAATGACGAGAGGAACGCCAGGTGCCAGTTGAAGTAGAGCTTGACGAATCAAACACCAATGTAATAATCCATACTGAGTGGCGTTTTAAGGAACTATGCAAGAGTATCCCTGGATCTAAGTGGGATCCAACAAGCCAATACTGGAAGGTTCCAGTTTCTTGGGGAACATGTCTTGCCTTACGCTCAACGTTTAGAACTGACCTTGTAATTGGCCCTAGACTGGCCTCTTGGGCAACCAACGAGTTAGCCAATCGAGTAACCCCAGCAAACAATCTTCGGGAATCTGAGACCCTTGAGGACCCCTCTAATGAGGATCTATTCCCACACCAAAGAGCAGGTGTTGAGTTTTTAAGTATTGCGCGACGTGCCTTACTTGCAGATGAACCTGGCCTTGGTAAAACTGCGCAGGCAATACGCGCTTTAAAGAAATTACAGGAAAATGGCGAGGATGTTTTTCCTGCACTTATCGTTTGCCCTAATACCCTAAAGAAAAACTGGAAGCGTGAGTTTGCCCGCTGGTGGCCTTCGGTAAATGTAACTGTTATTAAAGGATCTGCCACACAAAGACGTAAGCAATTTGAAGAAGATACAGATGTCTACGTTATCAACTGGGAATCACTACGAGCTCACTCCAAGCTGTCTGGTTACGGCTCCATAGCGCTTAAACGATGTGTCGCTATGGGAGGTCATGACCCTAATGTTACAGAGAACCAGTGCGAGGTTACTCCACGAGAACTTAATCGTATTAACTTTAAGGCAGTAGTTGCCGACGAGATTCACAGATCTAAAGAGCCTAAGTCAAAACAGACGCGTGCGTTGTGGGCTGCAACTGGTGATGCTGATATTCGCTTTGCGCTTACCGGAACACCTATTGCAAACAACGTTTTAGATCTATGGTCAATACTTCACTGGCTATCTCCAGAGGAATGGCCAAGTAAAACCCGTTGGGTTGACAGAATGATTAACACCATGCTTAATGCGTTTGGCGGAATGATGGTTCTTGGAGTTAAACCTCATATGGAGGAAGAGTTCTACGCTGCCATAAATCCGCGTATGCGTCGCATGCTTAAGAAGAAAGTACTTCCTTGGCTCCCAGAGATGATGTTCGAGCGCAAGGACGTCGAGATGTCAACTAAACAGAAGAAGGCTTATGACCAAATGCGTGATCTTATGATCTCAGAGCTTGAAGGTGGCGAGGCTTTAACGGCAGCATCTGCACTCACACAAACAATCCGTTTACTACAGTTTGCAAGCTCTTTTGCAGAACTTACGGTAGATGAATCAACAGGTGAAAGCAAGGTAACACTTATTGGTCCATCATGCAAAGTTGACGCCTTAATGGACGACATTAAGAACGGTGACTTTGGCGATGATTCAGTTGCAGTATGCGCTGTATCTCGACAACTTATAGATTTACTTAGTGCAGAAATGACTAAGGAAAAGATTCCACATGGTCTCATCACTGGTGCTCAAACTGAAGATGAACGTCAACAAGCGGTTGATGATTTTCAGTCTGGCAAGATCAAGTGGATACTTTTTACAGCTCAGGCTGGTGGAGTTGGTATTACCTTGACGGCAGCTCGTCGTCTTGTAATGTTGCAACGCCCATGGTCGCTTGTTGACCATAAGCAAGCTCTTGACCGAGTGCACCGTATCGGTTCAGAGATTCATGACTCAATTATCATTAGTGATTACGTCACTGAAGGAACAATTGAGGAACGTGTAATTCAAGTCCTTGAAACCAAGGCTGATAACTTTGAACAAATCGTTCGCGATAAGACTCAATTGCTATCACTATTAAAAGACGACAAGGCAGGTAATCTATGAGCGGAATAGCTCAACCAATACGAATATCTAATTCTGAGGTACAAACATTTAAGGACTGCCGACGTAAGTGGTGGCTTAGTTATTATCGCCGTTTGCAGCCAAAGACAGACTCAAAGACAGGCGCACTTGCTTTAGGATCCCGTATTCACCAGGCGCTTGACGACTACTATTCAAAGAACATACCTCTTCTTGAGGCGCACACTATACTTATTGAAAAGGATAAACTTGATCTTGAGGCTCAAGGGCGTGATTCATACGACTTAGATTCAGAGGCAGACCTTGGAAGAATTATGCTTGAAGGATATCTACAGTGGGTTGAAGAAAATGGCATAGACGCAGAGCTTGAGATGATTTCTACAGAAGAGATTATTGAAATGCCACTACTTGATAACAAGGTTATCTTACAAGGCAAGATTGACATGCGTGTTCGTCGTAAGGCTGATGGCGTTCGTATGTTCCGTGACTTTAAGACAGTCGGCGGCTCATTTACAGACTTTGCGGCGATGGCGCACATGAACGAACAAATTCTTACATACATGATGTTAGAGACAGCACAGAACAAAGGCGATGAACGCTCTGAAGGTGGAATCTTTACATTACTAAAGAAGGTTAAGCGTAGCGCAAATGCTCGCCCACCTTTCTATGAGCAGATGGAAGTTCGTCATAACGTGTTTGCCTTGCGTAATTTTTGGCAGCGTATTCATGGAACACTTATGGATATGCTAAACGTGCGCCAAGCCTTAGATGACGGAGGCAGTCATCAATTTGTTGCCTATCCACGACCAAGTCGTGATTGCAAATGGAAATGCCAGTTTTTCACTATATGTCCGATGTTTGACGACGGAAGCGCCGCTGAACAAGCAATTAGTGAAGCGTATGTGGTCGCCGATCCATACGGGTACTACAACAATGAAGAGAAGAAAGGAAGTGAGTGACGTATGTCAAACGAAGTACAACGTTCGCTTACAATCATGGTGTATGGTGAGTCAAAGGTTGGTAAATCAACTTTTGCAGTTACCGCGCCATATCCTCGTCTCATGCTTGACGTTGAAGGTGGGCATAGATTCCTACCTATAACAGTAAAGTATTGGGACCCAATGCGAGAGGAACCACCTGTTGCAGACGGAACATGGGATACTGTCGTAGTCAATGTTCGTGACTATGACGTTGTTATAAAAACATTCCAGTGGCTACAAACTGGAAAGCATCAATTCAAGTCTCTTATCATCGATTCGATCTCTGAACTTCAAGTGAAGTGCATGGATTCAATCGCTGGTACTGAACAGATGAAGATGCAACAATGGGGCGAGTTGCTCCGTCACATGGGCGCACTACTGCGAGATCTACGTGATCTTACAATGCATCCAACACAACCACTAGAAGCTGTCGTGCTTACTGCAATGGCACGTCAGGACAAGGATGGAAGAAGCCGTCCATACCTTCAAGGTCAGCTTGCAATTCAAGCTCCTTACTTCTATGACATTCTGGGAGCAATCACTGTGGAAACACAGCCAAACCCAGATCCTCTACAAGCTCCGTTTAAGGTACGCCGTATGTACGTTGAACGCACAGATTCTTATGAAGCTGGCGAGCGAGTGCAAGGACGACTTGGAAAAGTCGTTGAACAACAAGATCTTGGAATCGAACGCATGTTAGACATGGTGTTTGGTGAAAAGAAAACAACACAGAAAGCGTCCTGACCAACCGGGTCAGCGCATTAGTCAAGGAGATATATGTCAACTCTAAACTGGGGCGACCTTGTAAAGGACGTCGGAGATGTTAGTGGCAACTATGAGCCACTTCCAGATGGTGACTACGACCTCGTAGTCTTAGAAGCAACTGCAAAGGTTGCACAGTCAGGTAAAACCATGTTCGCAATTAAAGCACAGGTTCAATCTGGCGCTCATGCAAAGCGTCTAGTGTGGGACAACCTAGTTGTAACACCAGACAGTCCTGCTGCTCTTGGAATGTTCTTCCGTAAGATGACAGCACTTGGTCTTGGACGTGAGTACTTTTCAACAAGTCCAAGCAATGCACAGATTGAATCTGCACTCAAGGGTCGCGCGTTTCGTGCGCAAGTTGGTTCTCGCACATGGAACGGCTCCAAGAAGAACGAAATCAAGATGTACTACATTGCTACTGCCGGAGCTACTGGACAGACAGCCGCGGCTGCACCAGCACCTGCACCTGCACCTGCACCTGCACCTGCACCAGCGCCTGCTGCTGCACCAGCGCCTGCACCTGCTGCTAGTGCTGCACCAGCACCTGCGCCAGCAGCACCACCAGCTGCGCCGTTCTAATCACGATTGTCTGGTATCATTATCCATGCGCAAGCATGGATAATGATCCAGCAATTATTTAAGGAGTAGCATGAAAATCTTGATGACTGGGTTTACAGCTTTACAGATCAACACAGAGCGACGCACTATACAAAAGATTGATGTCCCCGCGTTGATTGTAAAAGCTCTAACTGATATGGGTCACGAAGTTGACTGGCGCAAGGTAACGCCAGGCGAGGACTTGTCTTCATACGATGTTGCTTGGGTTAACCTTGCTCCGTTGAACTCGCTTAATGGACGACAAGGCGCAATGGGCGCACTTTATACTTTATCCTCAGGCTTGCCTGCGGTTGGATTTTTTGATGATTGGCAGTTTAATACTGTATTTAATGGCGCTCGCGCTATGGTAAAGAAGCCAGCGATGCTCTACAAGCATCTGCTTGTTGGCACAGAGCATCGCGGTGAAGAAGGCGCAACTTACTTTAGTCGTGCAGATATCGAGGCAGCACTAGAACGTATCCGTGCTATAGACCCAGATGCTGCAAAGAAGTGTTACATTGAACGTTACTACATGATGGACACAGATGAAAATGTGCAACCTTATGAAAAGCGTTTAGTGCAAGCAGCAACAGACATGATTGACAGACGTTGGGAAGCTGGAATGGTTCCAGTCTGTCCTATGTATGCGTGGGGTGACCGCACAGGTGTTCGTAAACGTATGCCAAAGGAAGTCGGTCCTATCGAGGCGCTAGACCCTAGTGTAGTGGTTAACGATACGCTTGCAGCAGTAACTCCGTCTGCAGAAAAGAATCGTACCTGGGTGCTGGGTGCGTTGATGCCACACGATGAATGGCTAGGTCGCAAGAAGCCAGAATGGCCAGTTGAAATTATTGGTAGTCGTAAACTTATTCGTAAACTTGGCGGAAAGCGTCTTGATACAGAGCAGGAAGTACTTGAGTACTACAACACTCGTTGGGGAATTCTTTCTCCGCCGTATCCACACGCAGGTTCAGGTTGGTGGCGTTCACGCTTCCTCTACGCAGCGCACATTGGATCTATTCTTGTAACTGATAAAGGTGAAGGTGATCCATTAGGTGATGCTTACAAGTTGACTATGGCAGATGTTGAAAAGATGTCTGATGCAGAACTAGCTGCGGCAGCAAAGGCACAAGCAGACGCCTTGCGTCCATACATGGGAACATATGACCAGTTTAAAGATCACTGCCAGCGTATTGTTGACCGTGCGTTGCGTGAGGACAAGGGCGTTAAGTTAAACGCAGACGGAACTACTGCATGAGTCGTGTTCTTATCACTGGCATGTCTGCCTCTCATACATCGGAAAACGCGAACAAGCGCTCGTTATCTTTTGCTGGATTATTGAAAGATGTTCTCACACAATCGGGTAATCAAGTTGTAATGATAGAGCCAGATCTTACGTGGGAGGCAGAACACCTTGACTACTACGATGTTGTTGTAGTTGGGATATCTCCTTTAACTAGTCTAAGTGCAAACTACGCCTACGGAGCTCTGCATCTTATTGATCTACTTAAGGAATCTAATAAGCTTGCTTTTATGGTTGACGCACCTAACCCTGTGCAGATCAAATCAAGCTTGACCTCGATAACTACATGGAATGGAAATCTTACTAAGGAGTTTTACAAAAATCGCAAGGGATACAATCTTGCGGTTGCAAGGTCAAACGAGATGCTTGCAGTTGTTGATTTTCTTTTGAATGAAACCTGGCCAACAACAATATACCCACATCTTCCTTGGAGTAACGAAACTGATCTTAGTAAGCAGCTACCAGATGGCGCTACTAGTCTTCTTACCGGTGTTAATCTTGACTCTTACATCATTAAAAGAAACACGCAGGGTGCTACAGATAGAACTGCCAGATGGGTAGCAGATGATCCAGACTCTACGTGGACAAAGAAAAAACTTTCAACGTTAAACTATCCAGCAATGCCGATGAAGTGGAATAAAGGCTGGACAGACACGCAGGTTGAAGAGCAAATTGCGCAGTCAATTGGCGCTCTTATAAGTCCGCATAAGGACACAACGTGGTGGACCTATCGCTACATTCAAGCGATGAATACTGCAACACCGATTTCCTCACTATGGACACACACCTCTAAGATAGGAAATTCTTGGAGATATCTTGCGTCTACAATTGAGGATATGAGCCCGCAGGACAGATACAACTTGTCTAAAACTCAGACAGATGCCTATCTTGCTCACTCGCCAAGTAAGATAGAAGCACTAAACATATTACAGGAAACACTTAACATAAAGGGAGATGTACATGCTGTTTGACAGATGGCTTGCTAAAACAAAAGATCTTCAAAAGAACGTCTACTTCATTAACTACGAAGAAATGGAAGGCGATAAGGACGCAAATATCCGTCGCCTTGTTGAGTACATGCGCTGGAACATGCTTGCCATTGACGATGAACTCGCAGAGATGCGCCAGGCAATCTCATGGAAGCCTTGGCAGCACGACAAGCCATATGCAGATCGCGAAGAGATTGTCAAGGAGGCAGTTGACGTTCTACACTTTGTCGCAAACATTATTGTTGCGGCTGGAGGAACAGATGAACAACTTAACAAGTATTACCTTGAAAAGATGGAAAAGAACAAGCAGCGTCAGCTTAACGGCTACAAGGTAAAAGATGTTGGTGTCAAATGCGCGATATGCGGAAGAGCCATAGACGACGTTGGTGTTGGTAAAACTCCAGACGTCTGCGCAAAATGCAAACCAATAATGGAGGGATAAAATGCCAGAGATAAATGAAGAATGGGCAAAGGAACAATTTGCAGCAGCAAAGGTTCGTGTTGTTGTTGGCAAGTCTGTTCTTAAGTTACTTGAAACATGGAAAGAACTAGAACTTAAACCAGATCACGCGAAATCTGCGGTTGAAGTATTTAGTAAACTTGCACTAAATCACGCCCTTGTTGGTCCTGCCAAGGACGAGGTATGGGTACCAGTTCAGCCAGGTTTTCTTAAGGTTGGAGAACAAGTTCGCGTTATGAATGATGCATTTAGCGATTCGACAGGAGCCATGCACAACGGGCGCGCAGGTATTGTTGTTGCCATACGCCATGGTGACGTTATTATGACGGAGTCCACTACTCTCCATACAAACTAGAAAGAAGGATTAAATAATGAGAACAACAGTAAAGTTTCTTGTGACGGGTACATCAAAGGTAGATATTGAAAATAAAACTAAGCAAGCTGTTGCTTCCTACTATGGAGTTGACGTTGCAGACGTTGAAAAGTACATTGACATAGAGCTTTCTGTGACGTTTGAGAACGACCAAGCTACAGGAAGCGTTACAACAAAGGTTAAAAAGAACTATGACACAGGAAAATAAGCCTCGCGTAGAGGCGCTTCGTGAAGCAGCGCGTATTATCTCTGGAGAACGTGACGTTCAATACGGAGGACCTGAGGAAAACTTTGAACGTATCGCAAAGATCTGGGAAGTAATCTTGCATACTAAGATTACTCGTGAGGACGTTGCGATGATGATGGTCGGGCTTAAAATTGCTCGCTACGCTTCAAAATCAGGCTTTCAGCCTGACACCTGGATTGATGTTGCGGGCTACGCTGGCTGTGGGTATGAGGTAGGACAGCTAGAAGCAAAAAATAGCGCAGAAACTGCTCCCCTAGAGCAACCTAAAAACTAAAAGCCAGTATAGAGTACTTCCGTGGCTAAATATGGAAGGTACCTATGACTGAGCCGACGTTTATTGACTGCAATGGCCTTGCAGGATTCATGAGTCTTGGTTTTGTGCAGGCTGGAATGCAGATGACAAGTCGCACAGGGACACTTAACTTTGGAAATGCAGTTGCAGAAGTAAATCGTCATCATCTAGGCAATAAGTGGAATACTTTTTTCTCAGATGACCCTAACGAGTGGCCGGTACAAAAGGCTGATGTAGTCGTAGGTTGCCCTCCTTGCTCTGGCTGGTCGGTATGGTCTGGTCCTGCTAATCGCGGTCCTGATTCTGCAGCACACGAGCACACACGCGCATTTATGAAGTACGCTGGACGTGTAGCGCCAAAGGTAATCGTATTTGAGTGCGTTCAACAAGCCTACACGCAAGGGCGAGACGTAATGAACAAGTATCGTCTTATGGTAGAAGACATCTCTGGTAAGAAATATGATTTATACCACGTAAAACAAAACAACCTTCAACTTGGTGGATTCTCGTATCGCCCACGCTACTTCTGGGTCGCGGTTCGCAAAGGACTAAAGTTTGGTGCACAGGTAACTGAGCCAAAAGAGTTTCCCAAGATCATGGACATCATCGGAGATCTTGCTAAACTACCGCATCAGTGGGAAGAGCAGAAGTATATTGAAAAACATTCTAAGTTTACTAAAACCTTGCGGTCACAAAATGGCAAGGTAAATGGGCACATTGGAAAAAACACTATTCACTCACAAAGAATTCAAGAAGTTTTTGACATCATTGGCAATGATGGTTGGCCAGGAAACGGAGATCTTGGCGGAGCTATAAAGAAAGCCGTTGAAATGAATGATGGCAAGTTTCCTCAGAAGTGGATTGATATATCTGCCCGCGTAGTTCGTAAGAACTACAAGCTTGGTTTTTCACAGCCGTATCGCTGGAAGGAAGATCATTGGTGCAACGTTCTTACTGGCTCTGCACTAGATCACGTTGTGCACCCAACTGAGCCTCGTCTGTTAACCCACCGCGAGTGTGCACGTATGCAAGGTTTGCCTGATGACTGGGATATTGAAGGTGCAAAAAGTTATTCAGCAATGCAGGCTGTGTGGGGAAAGGCAGTCCCAGTGCACGCTGCTAAGTGGCTTGGAGACGCCGTAGTTGCCTCTCTAAGCGGGGAACCTAATGGGTCACAAGGTGAACTAATCGGAGATCGTGAATGGCTTATAGACACTGATAAAGGCTTCTCACGACACGCTGCAAAGAAGCGCTACGCATGACAGATAAAGCCTATCCACAGTGTGAAAAGTGCTACCTTGAGTTTAATACCCAATGGGAACCGGAGTCTGTTGGAAATGATGGAAGTTTAATATCAAAACTAATTGCGGTGACAGTTCCGGAGTCTCTTGAGACAGGCCAGATAAACGTATGTGCTCGTTGCGGTGATATTACCATCGTAGGAATATACGTAAATATGGACGATGATGAGGTTCAATACGAGGCTGAGTCCCTTAACCTAGAGGATCTAAATACCTTTCCAGACTCAGATATTTCCTGATATAATTTATTTACCAAATGACAAAGGACGTACTACATGCAAACCTTCGTTCCACATACTGACTCTTTTGAGCGTATTGCATACGAGCTAGATAACAAGCGCCTTCACAAGCAAACACTTGAAGGCTGGCAGGTTTTACTTGCGCTTACAGAGCTTGACCCGCAGGGTAATCACCGTGACCCTAAAGGCTGGGTCAACCACCCTGTTGCGCACATGTGGCGTGGGCATGAAAAGCTTCTAGTCTCCTACCTTGCGGCGACATACTTTGAGTGGCGTAAACGTGGGTTCAAATCAACAATGCTCCCTAAGATCTATAGAACGTATGACTTAGCAGTAAGCATGGGACGAGCTAATGACACGTTGTCTGTCCCTGGTTGGATCTCTGATAAGGATAAGTTTGAGCAGGTTGCATCTACCCATCGCGTTGCCTTACTACGTAAAGATTATTCATGGTACTCACAGTTTGGCTGGCCAGAGGACACGGGCTCAAGACCTGCCCACTACCAGTACCTTTGGCCCGATAAGGACAGTAACCTGTACTTAGGCACGTTTAACGACATGTAGACACGCGCTCAGTCGCGTTTAGAGACACTTTCACACCCAGGTCCATATATCTTTATGGCAAAAAATTGTCGGTGTTTTCAATACAAACGAGCGAGACTCAAGATACAATGTATCTATGAGAGATTCAAGAGCTGGTCAGGCCTTATGGCAGGTATGGTCTGGTAACGGTTACACTGCCTCTACCTCTCCTTTAGTCATATTTGGTACAGAAGGTGATGTAGATCTAGAAAATGAAGTAGTTCGTCGCGCCTTAGCCTCTGCTATACAAAGAGAAGGTATCGTCTTTACACTGGGAAATGGTTTTAGATCTATTGATGATGGGCACATAGTTAAAGGTTATGTTGGCTTTGTTGATGGCGATCTAGAGTTTACTCAGTGTGATGAAAGCGGAGAGACAGAGTACGGA